AAGTTGATATGGAAGATGAAGTTTTAGTGATAAGTGCTGGTAAGGTTTTAGATACTTGGTGTGAATGTGTTGATGAGATGGAGGCACTCCTTACTAGTAAAAGGAGAGATATAAAATTAAGGAGTATATTAAATGAAAGTGAATAAATTAAGAGAAATTAGAATTATTGAAGATTTCAAAAAAGTTGAAAGATTTGTTTTAAGAATGAAGGCTAAAAAATATATGGCTGATGTAGTTGATTTATATAGATTGGTTGATGTATGGGATGTAGTTCAACCAGGTAAATTAAATATACCTCATAGTTCAACTTATAAATTTGATGTTGAGAAATCAATAACTGTTATGTTTGAAGAAGTTGCTAGATGGTATGTTAAACAAAAAAATATTAAACAACCACTTACTCGTAAAGAAATTTCTAAAAGATATTACGAAAAGAAAAAAAGAATGAAAAATGTTTAAAAAAAAACCACCTCTATACCCAAAGTTTTTAACAGAAGCAGAACACTTTGAATTATTAATATCTCGTCGTTCATCTGCGGGAGAAATCTTATATCACTTAAATGGTGTTGGTTTATTTACAACTTACTATGATGATTATGTTTTAGAATTTAGAAGATATGATAGAGAACAAAAATTAAAACAATTAGGAATATAAAGGTTTAAGGACATAAAAAATAAAAATATATTTATGAAAGAAGATGAAATAGTAGCAGTTATTAATGTAGAGTTCCGTGGTGAAAACTATTTAGTTCCAATAGACAATTGGAATAAAGCTGTTGAAGAAGGTAGAACAAAAGTTGTTATTGTTGATAATGAATTACACTTTTTTAGTGAGGAGGATTATAAAATAATTGAAAATGCTGAATGGATGGAGAAACAAAAAGGATTTCAAATCTAACAAAAATGGCAATAAAAAATAAAATTGAGTATGAAACAACAACCAGAAGAATGGAAGAAGAAATTATTAGTTGCCTTACATAAAAGTTTAGGTATAGTAACTCCTGCTTGTAAAGAAGTAGGTATATCTAGAACAACCTTTTATGAATATTATAAAACAGACCCTGAATTTAAGGAAGCAGTTGATGATATAAATGAAGTAACACTTGACTTTGTTGAGAACCAACTTTTAAAGAATATAAGAGATGGAAGTGAAAGAAGTATAATGTTTTATATGAAGTATAAGGCTAGAAAAAGAGGATACACAGAAGAGCTAAATATAAATGCTAATATAAAAGTAGAACAACCACTATTAAAACCTTTAATTGATAAGGATAAAAAAGAAGATTAACCTTTGATATACACAACATCTATTGATAAAATTAGAAGAATTAAAAAAAGAAAGAAAGTAATACAAGGTGGTTCATCATCAGGTAAGACATATGCTATTTTAACTATTCTAATTGATATTTGTGCTAGAAATAAAACATCTGTTTCTGTTGTTTCGGAAAGTATGCCTCATCTACGAAGAGGTGCTATTAGAGATTTCTTGAATATAATGAAATCAACTGGTAGATATTTTGAAGACCATTTTAATAAAACAAGTTTAACATATAATTTTGCTAATGGCTCATATATGGAGTTTTTTAGTGCCGATGTGCCTGATAAATTAAAAGGTGCTCGTCGTGATATACTTTATATTAATGAGTGTAATCATGTTAGTTATGAAGCATATCAACAATTATCTATTAGAACACACGGAGATATTTATTTAGATTATAATCCAGATAGAACATTTTGGGCAATAACAGAAGTAAGTAATGAGAGAGATGCTGAAAAGATTATTTTAAAATATACAGATAATGAAGCTTTAAATAAAACAGTTATAGAAGAATTTGAAATTAATAGGAAAAAGGCACTTACAAGTGATTATTGGGCTAATTGGTGTAAGGTTTATATTGATGGTGAAGTTGGTTCGTTAGAGGGTGTTATATTTTCTAATTGGAAAGTTTTAGATAGAATACCACAAGAGGCCGAATTGATTGGAGTGGGAATGGACTTTGGTTTTACGAATGACCCAACTGCTGCTATTAGTGTTTGGTGTAGTGATGGTGAATATTATTTAGATGAGATTATATATCAAAAGAATTTAACTAATGCTAATATATCACAATTATTAGATGAAGGTGGAGTTTCTCGTGGAACACAAATATGGGCTGATAGTGCTGACCCAAAATCTATTAAGGAATTAAAGAATTATGGTTGGAGAATTGCTGGTGTAACAAAAGGACCTGATAGTATATTATGGGGAATAAACCTTATGATGGAGAAAGATTTTGTTGTAACAAAGAGAAGTAAAAATCTAATTGAAGAATTACAGAATTATTCTTGGGCAAAAGGGAGTGATGGGATTAAATTAAATAAACCAGTTGATATTTGGAACCACGGAATTGATGCGACACGATACTTATTTATGATGATGTTAGGTAAGAGGAATGCTAATAAAACACCCTTTATTATTGGAGGGACTAAAAAATCATTTTATTAATATGAAGTTTTATGATGAGTGGGATAAAATCGTGAGTGGTTTTGCTTTTGATATTTATTCTTTGGAGGAATTAGAAGATTTAAATGATATACAATTTATGTTGTTTTCAAATGTAGAAGATATATTTATAGATTTAAAGAAATTAAAGAAAGAGAGATTTTTCGTAGATAGAGAAATACAAGCGATGTGGATTGTTCTTACTGATAAGATTTTATATTTGAATGAATATGGTAGGGCATATAAAATTGATTTAATGAGTATAGTTTTAGATATATTTGATGAGTTGTTAGTTTTATGTGAGAAGTTTAGTGAATATGAGTGTGCTGGTAATTTATTAAAGTTTAGAGATAAATGGCTTTTTGAATTACAAATAAAAATAAAGAAATCTAATGTTGAAAAATAATATTATAGGTCAGTTGTGGAATTCATCTTTATTGAATGATATTATTATAAAAATAACATCAGGTCACCAATTAAAAGATGATTTAAAAAGTGAATTATTTTTAATCCTTATGGAGATGAAAGATGATAGAATAATAAAAGCACATAATAATAATTATTTAATCTATATGTGTATAAACATATTAAAAAAACAATATCACTCAAAGACAAGTCCATTTCATAAGAATTTTAGAAAAGGATGGAGTGATATAGTTGTTGATGTTGCTGATGTTGCTGATGTAGAAGTGATTGAAGATAATGAAATGATTGATAAGATTAGATGGATAGTTGATAATAAACTTGACCTTGTTGATAGAGAATTATTTAAACTATATTATAAGTGGGATAGATATGATAGATGGACTGGTGATTTGAGAGATAAAGAATGTCAGAAAGAAATGAGCTCATATAGAAAGATTGAAAAGAAGTTAGCAGTAAAGGGAGTTGATATAGGTAAAGTTTCTATAAGTAGAAGCACAATAGCACTATCACATAGAAGAAGTATAGATAAAATAATCAAATGGTTAGATAAATAATATCTATATCTTAACTCCTCCTTATGTGGGAGGAATTTAAAAAATAAAATATAAATATGATAATGATGATTTTACCCTTTATAAAGGGATTAATAATAAGTTTAGTTTTAATTGACTTGGCGGCTTTTATAGGTGAGTTGATAGATAATGTTGTCTCTACTAAAAATAAGTTATTAGGTGTGATTAAAACACTTTTAGTTTATTTATTAACTTGTGAGAAATGTTTTACATTTTGGTTTAGTTTAATAAGTGGATGGGGATTGTTTTTATCTTGTTTAATTGCTCTTGGAGTATATTATATAAAGAATTTTAAAATGACTTTTTTTGACTTTTGGAATATAATATATAATAAAAAAAGAAAAACAGATGATAAAATTTAGAAAAGATTTAGAAAAAGGACAAGTTGGTGAGAAAGTAATTGCCAACTTTCTACAAACAAAGGGATTTACTATTCAAGGATTTAATAATACAAAGGACTATGATATACTTACTAGTAAAGGTGATAAGATGGTTACTTTTGAAATAAAAACAGATGAGTATGAAACTTATAAAGGTGAGACAGGTAATATGTTTTTGGAGATTAAATGTAATGGCAAGGATAGTGGAATTAGAGCATCAACTGCTGACTATTTTGTTTATTATTACCCACAATTAGAAAGTGCTTGGTTTATAAAATTAAGTAATTTAAATTCTTTAACAAGAATACCAGGATTATTTCACACTTCTTATGGTTGTGGTGATGATAATAAAGTGATTGGTTTAATTGCTAGTAGAGAAAGTATGAAAGAATACTTTACTCAATTCAAAATAAAAAAATAAAATATGGATGAGAATGAGATTATTCGTTTATGTGGATTAACGAGTTTTAATGGAGATGATAAAAGGTCTTGTTTAGATATAATTAAAAAACATATAGACCCTCTTGCTAATTATTGTTTAAGTTGTGATGGTTCAGTAAGAGCTATGTTTAGAAGATTAAGATTTTGGTGGAGTGAAAAAGACAAAGGATAAAAAAATATATTTATTAGTATGATAATTGTTGAATTAGAGGGAAAAGAGTATAATATGCCAGAAGGGTGGCATGAGGTTAATTTAGAAATGTTTGAAAGAATAATTAAACATATAGGTTTATTATCGGAATATAAATCACAATATCAATATTCGGTTGAGATGTTGTCTATATTAATAAATTGTCCTTATGATGATTTAAAGAAAATGACGAGAGGTTCTTTTGAAGAATTGAGTGGTCGTGTTGAATGGGCTACTGAGAATGTAGTTTCAACTGGTGTTAGAAATTGGACTATTAATGATGAGGAATGGATGGCTGTTAAGAATTTAGATAGTTTAACTATGGGTGATGTTGTTTCGTTAGAGATAATGATTGCTAATTCAAATCCAGATGATTTATTAACTAATATTTTACCAATTTTAATTAGAAGAGTTAAGTTAGTTCAAAAAGGTGGTGAGGTTTGTAAAATACCGAGTGATTTTAATGCTGATGAATATGATGAGATAAGAGAATTATTTAAAAAGAATTTGATGGTTTCGGATGTTAATGAGTTAAGGGATTTTTTTTAAGATGGAGGGAAAGTATATTTTACAATTATGAGGCTTATTTTGGTAAGAGAGTTGTAGAGGATACAAAATCAGTTGGACCCGACACAGGCAGTTTTGATTATAGAAAGTGGATGTGGCACTTAATGGTGTTAAAATTGGTTAAAGAGTTGAATTTAAAACCTGATGAGGTTTATGCGATGAATTATATTAGTTGTTTAAATTGGTTGAGTATGTTTCATCAAAAAGAAAAAGAAGAAAATAAATAAAAATTATGATTACTATTAATAATTTAATAAGTCAGTTTAATGAATTGGCTGATGCTGACCCAAGAATTAATGCTTTCGGAGCTGGACCAAAATATGGTATACTTGAAGATATAAAATATTACCCTTATTTGTGGATTGTAAATGATGTGGCACATGATATTAGATATACAGAAGTGAATAAATATAGAGCAGTTGAATTTAACTTTATTATAAGAGTTGGTGATAAGGTTAATAATCAAAAGAATGTATATAATGCTATTGGTGAAAGGTCAAATAATGGTTTAGATATATCTAGTGATACTTTTACAATTTTACTTGATATGATAAATGTTATTAGTGAAGGACTTTTTGACCCATTTTTACCAGGTAGATTATTTTTTAGAAATGTAAGTTTAATTGATGATATTAGTGTTGAACCATTTTTTCACGAGGATAGTGGTGATGTTAATGGACACGAGGCACAGATTACATTAAGAGCAGTAATTGATAATACTTGTTTTAGTCCAATAACAGACATATATTAAAATAATATAATATGAGGAGATTAGTAAAAGATGGTTTAGTAACGACTTTGATTGGATTAGGGATATTAATCTTTTCAGGTATGATGATGTGGAGCGGTAAGGCTAGTGCTGAAAGTTTAAGTGGTTGGATTACTGCTGGTTTAATGTTTTTGAGAAGTAAGGATAGTTTATTGGGTCTTCAAAAAAGAGATGAAGTATAAAAAATAATTAATTATATGCCTGTTAAAAAACAAAAAGGAGAGACAAAGGAACAATTTATTAGTAGATGTGTTCCTATTGAAATAGAGAGTGGTTTTGAAAACGACCAAGCAGTAGCGATATGTTATTCATATTGGGAAACTGAAAATATGAATGATATTAGAAGAATAAGAAAGAAGAATTTAGAATTTGAAAGTTATTCGGATTACCCACAAGAAGCTACTGAAAATGCTAAAATAGCTTTAAGATGGGCTGAGAAAAATGGTTGGGGTTCTTGTGGAACTCCTGTGGGAAAAGCGAGAGCTAATCAATTAGCAAAAGGTGAAGCTATAAGTAGAGATACAATTGCTAGAATGGCTGCCTTTGAAGGACATAGACAGAATTCACAAAAAGAATTAGGTGATGGTTGTGGTCGTCTCATGTGGTTAAGCTGGGGTGGTGATGCTGGTGTTGAATGGGCACAAAGAAAATTAAAGAGTATAGATGAAGATTTTGCTGTAATTGGACCAAGAGGTGGAATTAATAAAGCACCAAAGGCTCCGAAGTCGGACACAAAGAACCCAGACCCAAAGGGAGTTGGGACAGCAAAAGGTAATGCGTCAACAAGTAGAGGTGCTGATGTTCCAAAAGAAGTTGAGGAAACTTTACAAAAAAAGTCCGATGATTTTAATGAAAAATATAAAGATAAATTAGGATATGGTGTAACAGTCGGACAATTAAAAGCTGTATATCAAAGAGGAGTTGGTGCTTATAATGTTTCAAGAAGTCCAGTTGTAACATCTCAACAGCAATGGGCTTATGCTAGAGTGAATGCTTATTTATATTTAGTTAAGAATGGGAGACCAGAGAATAAAAAATATACAAATGATAATGATTTATTACCATCAAAACACCCGAAGAGTTCAAAAAGTTTAATGAAGATGAAAGAAATTAGATTTAAAACTCAATATGGTAATACAAGAACAAAGAATAAGACAATAAAGAGTTCTAATGTTTGGAAGTTTAAGTGGGATGATGTAAGTGGTGATTTAGTTGTTAAGTTTCAAGATGGTTCAACATATACTTACTTTGGAGTTAGTGAAAGTGATTTTAAAAGTTTTTCATCTGGTAGTGGTGGAACTTGTGATACATCTGGTTCTAATAAATGGGGTAGTTGGGAAGAAGGTGATAATCCTTCTGTTGGTGCTGCTGTATGGGATGTTTTAATGAATTATAGATATAGTGAAGGAGGTAGTGTATAATGGGTAAAATAAAATATTCACCAAGTGCGATAAAGAAATGTGATAAAGAAATCAAAAGAATATTACAAAGCATTATTGAAAATAAAAAGGGTGGAACAACAAAGAATGGAATTATTGGACCATCAAGAAAGTTAAGGGAGATTTCTGGTGATTTAAAAAGAAATATAAAACCAATAATAAAAGTTGTTGGTAATGAATTATTAATTGATGTTGAGGTTATGGAATACTATCAATATTTAGATTTAGGAACTGATAGGATAAAGAAGCCTTGGTTTTTAACAAATGAATTAACAAGTAATAAGGAATTTTTGATGAGTATAGAAAAGTTAGTTGCTAGTGGTTTAGCTCTCACTATGAATAAAACTTTTAATCAAAATTTAAAGGCTTAACCCATAAAGACAAATTATATCAACATAT